GATAGATTCGGGGTAAGACGCGCTCACAGGTCCTCCCCGGGGATCTCCAGCACCAGAGTTTGCGGTGCACGGGCAGTCGAAACTCGCGTGTCGCGGTACGTGATCTCGATCTCGACGGTCCCGGACTCGGGGTCTTCCGTGAGAACGTCGAGCGCCTCGAAGGCTAGGCCGGGTAGTTCTTGGGCGAACGCGTTCACGGTGGCCGTCTCGATGTCATCGATCGCCTCGTCGTAGGCATCGAAGAGCGTGGCCGCGATCGTTGTCCCGAAGGTCGGCCGCATTAAGCGCTCACCGAGCGATGTCAGAAGCACTGAGCGTACGCGATTCTGGTTGATCCGGTCGAGGTCTGTGGTAGACGCCACTCGACCGTATCCGTCTATACGGAACGGGAGGCTAATCGCGCGCATGGGGTCATTCTCCTGTGCTCGGGGGAGTGGGGAGGGTCATACTGCGACCCACCTGAAGGCATTGACGAGGTCGGAAGTCTTCCCCTCCACGGGGATCGTTTGATTGCGCTTCAACTGCGCTGATCGCTCGCGCCCAAGCCTGGACCGGCCGCCTCTGTCTGTGGGCAGAGGGATCGTCCGTAGGTCCTGAGGCCTTCCTTCCGAAGAATCTGAGAGGCTGTCCGTGGCGACGACACAGGTGCACGTATAGGTCGACGCTTCCCCAACGGGGAATTCGTGAACGACCGACTTGGTGACCCACCAACCTGAAGTCATGGTGTTCTGGAGGTCCAGGTAGACGGGGGCGTACGGCTTCAGTAATGGAGTTCCGGCGCACACCAGATTCGCGTCTAGGGCCAGGAGTCCGTTCTCGGCCACTCCCTGGGCCAACTTCTTGGCCTCCATTCGAGTGTGGGCTACCTTTCCTTTGACCGTCCGCACGTTTCGCGATGTCACCTTGCGCCGCCTCTTGGTCGCTGACCCGGGCTTGGCGGACTCCACGGATTCGGCAGCCCCAACCGGGCTCAGCGAGTAGGCGGTGGCGGGATCCCCTGTGTAGAGACCGTTCTCGTTAGCGAGTCCGGCGGCCATCGTGAACGAGTCGACGCCCACGGTGTGCTTGAGGGCCCTGGCGTCTAGCCCCCCAAGACTCATCGCCGTGGCCACGGGTGCCGCGTTGTAGCCAGCCTCAACCAGGGTCGATATTGGGGCGCAATAGAGGTTGACACCGTCTACCCAAAGTCCGTACCCGAGGGGACCAGTCAACTTTAGGAGGAATTCCCAGTACGACTCACCGTTCATGGTGGTGGTTGGTCTGCGAAATGAACCTGGCTCCACAATTGGGTTCAGTCTGAACTGCTTAGCGACGTCGACCACGATGTCCGACACTGACTTGTTGATCCAGGTCCTTTGGGCCGTCAGCCGGAGCGCTTTGGACGCCCCTGCGACGATGAGGTCGAAGTCGTAGTAGGAGTCCCGCTTCATGTGCGGCCGCACGTAGGAGACGTACCCGAAGAACTTACCGCGGGGACTGAATTGTGAGGACCATTCGATCTCCACCGGAGTCCCCGGGGCCAGTGTGGACTTCCAGTTGACTAGACGGGAGCGAAATCGGACAGTCGCCAGGTCGTGCATTCGGGCAGACTGCTCAATACGAAGACCCCTTGCCGTGAGCGCACCGCTATCGAAGGCCGCTTCCGGCAGAGTCACCCGAAACCGACCACGTTCGGTCAGGCCGCGTGTCTTCACGGTAGATCCAGCCTGATACCGGGACGAAGGTCCAGTGGGTTGAGCACACTCCCATTGGCATCGAGCACGCGCCACCAGTTGCTCGGATCTCCGTACTCGCGCGCACCTAGGAGATCCAGCCTGTCACCAGCCCTCCAGTTGTAGCGTCGAGTGGGGATGTCCTGGTCGCTGAGGGCGTCCACCGGGCGCATTACTGAAAGCGTGCTGTTGGATCTACGCCTCGTCACGACGGGAAAAACCTCAGCGTCCTCGTATCGGCTGCCGACTACGATCATAAGTTCACCCGTTTCCTGATTGTGAGTACTGAACCGAGTCCGGCATGCGCGTGAAGGTAATGCTGACGGTCGTGAACATCGGGACCATGTCCTGCGTGAACGCGTTGTGCGTGTATTGCAGACCTGTCAGTCGACCGGTGTACCGCATGCCGCCGCCAAGGCTCAACATCATTGGGAGTCCGACAACCACTCCTAGGTCGGCTGTGGCCCCGCGCAGTTGGGTTACCCAGGGCCGACCAAGAGCAGTTCTGAACAGGAACTCCAAGTCATAGCCCGTACCTCGCTTAAGAATTCCCTGCAGATCTTCCTGCGGTAGTTCCCGACCCGCGTAGAGGCTTCTCCACGATTTGACCGTATTGCTCCCGGTCTTCTTCAGCAGAGACATGTCCTCGATTCGGTTGAGGTACAGGTTGAAACTGACAGACGCGCCTTCCGCGGCCACTGGGTACGCTTTATCCTTACCGGATAGCAGTAGTGCCGGGTCGAGCCCCTCGACAGGCATAGTTCCGAAACCAATTTCCGACGGGTTGTAGTGGAATCTGAATCCGTACTCAATTTTGGGGTCAAGTACTGAGGCGTCGGCATCCCAAGAGTCTGTCTTCTTGGGCTTGCCCTTCTTGTCGTACTGGGTCGTTACGGAACCGGTCCCTCCGGTGATCTTCCACTCGTTCTCGTTGATGATGTACTGACGGATGAGTCCTTTACGCATACGTCGCTGCCAGATGGTCCCGCTACCTAGAATGTCATTGCGACTAGTGGGTTCCGTGGGATCAAAGGCCCCATCCACGCTCACTCCAACGTACGCACCGGTTGCCGTGCTGATGAGTGGCGGGTTGGTGCGCAACTTGCGCTTCTTTGGCGGGCTGAATCCAACGTCCTTGTCTTCCTCTGTGGTCTCGTCATCTGTGGTCGACGTACCGTCTGGAGTCGTCTGGGCACCGCCTCCTGTGGAGGGGTTGTTGTCGTACCCAAACGGGTTGGTGGTGGGGAACGGGGTAGCCCCGCCAGGGCCTCTCCCAGGAGTTCCACTACCCGTGCCTCCACCAACACCCGTCCAGCCGAAGTCCTGAGGGGACACACCCCCGTTGGGTGACGTTCCTACGGGGTATCCGCTCCCTCTGATAGGCAAAGCGCGGGGGAGGCTGACGCCCAATGCCGGGATTTTAGTTCCTGCCGGTATTGACTGAGTAGGCGTTGGTGGGCCAGCGGGCGTCGGGATTTCTCTGGCATCGCCAACGGCCCCCCAACCGTTAGTTCCCGGCGGGGCCATCGGGCCGGGGCTACTCCACCGGACTTCCCGGTAAAAGTACCTGAACTCGTACTGCCATCCACCCGCAGCATCTTTGAGGTAGACGTCATAGAAGATCTCGTACCAGATGCCCCAGGAGGGAATTGTACCCGTTTGTGGCAGCGTCACCTGCAAACGAAGCCCTGGTGCCACCTTTCCTGTCGGTCCGCTGGAGGCAAATCCAATACGAACACCTGTGGCTACGCGTCCTGATCCACCCGCGTCGCCCGTCTTGGGGTAACTGCTCACGTCATCCCCCGTCGGCGTGGTCGACTATTGACTCTAAAACTTGTCATATCGACTAAGACCCCCTTGCGTTGGTCAAGTCTCCGGGGAACTCGTACAGGTAGTCGCTGGCGACATCGGTTCCAAGTTTGGCCGCGGAAGACGCGTCGGCGTTTGCGGCGGCGCGCCAGTACTCTGTGGACTCCTGGCGGTAGTGCACAACAGACGACGGACGCAACGGCCGCAGAAAAGACTTGTCGATCTCTGACGTGATCACTGTCAGGCGCTCCTCACTGCTGTTGCCCAGTTGTCTTCTTCCATCAACTTCTTTACCCTTCGTGCGAAGCGTTCGGCCTCTTCATCGCTGGCGCGCTCGATCTTGAGGTTGATGTTGACGGTTTGCTGGCCACCGCTTCCGGGCCCTGAGGCACTTCGCATCATCTGTCGGAACTGCTCAGCGACTGTCGCAGGAAGAACCATTTCGCCTTCGTGCAGTTTGGCTACACCTTCGTGCGTTCGGTAGGCACCCTCGGAGTACCCGTGGACATTGATCTTTTCGTAGGCGCTCAAGTACGTCGCGTCATTGCGTTCCGTGGCGGGGCCGTAGGTGTTTGCCCAGTTGCTGCTGCCCGGCCTGTCCCAAGTTGACCAATCGATGTAAGAGAATCCTCGGCTTGTCGTTCCGGTGATTCCCCAGTCGGTCCATTTGGTGAAGTTGTTACTGAAGTTCCTCAGCATCTCGAAGTTGTTGTCCGGGTCGACCATGGTGCTCATGTCACCGTTGAATTGCGCTCTGACCTTTGCAAGATGTTGGCTGTTGATCTGGAACAGCCCGACGTCGTAGTACCCTCCCCGCCAGTACTCCGAGCCTAGATTCATATCGTCAGGGATCTTTGGGTACTCGAAACGTCCTCGGGACATGGCCGCAATCAGGTTTGGGGTGCCTCCCGACTCGCGTCGCCCGATGGTCCACACGGTCTTCAGTTGGTCTCCCCGCAGCCCCTTCGCGACCAGGAAGTCGTAGAGCCACTTGTCTCCGGCTCCAGATCCAGGGCTTGAGTGCGACGTGGTTGAGTTGCTGGAAGAGTTCCCTGTTGATTCCTCTTTGTCGCCAACTTGACTGGAGGAGACACCAGCAACGGCGCCCATGATGCTGGCGGCCTTGAGACCAAACCAAGAGAATCCGCCACGACCGACTCCTAGGCCAGAAGCGCCTCCGCTGAAGGAAGAGAATCCATTGACTGTCGCGCGTCCTCCCCGCAGCCCCCCGAGAAGTGTCAGAATTCCCGCCGATCCGTTGGACCGCATCGTGCCTTCTGGAGTTTCAGCAACCGGCGTCGACGACGGCCCCGGACCGCTTTCCCCTGGGGTGTGCCCGCCAACGCCCCATGTCTTTGGATCACGGATCTCGAAGTGCATTTGGTCGGCAGCGCCCCCGGACCACTCGCCGCCCCACTCCAATTTTGAGAACCGCTGGAGGAGGGAGTTGACTGCGCTGAGTTCCTCCTTCGTCATGTTGGTAGTCCCAAGCGGGTACAGATCTGCTCGGAGGTCAATAGCAACTCCGGCTGAGTGGTTACTGATGCCACCTAGGGGACTTTCACGGAGTGAGTGCCCGCCCGACCATCCCTTGTTGAGGTCTGAGCGGCCCCCTCCTAGCGCGGGGTGTGCCTGCCAGGCGGCAGCGAGATCAGCAAGGTACTGGCCTATTCCGTCGGCTTCCCTGAGGGAGAGTCCTCCAGTTTCGATACCAGGAGCGCCAGGAACTGAGTACTTCTTGAGGCTGGTGTCGCCGTAGTCCACGGCGGTCCATCCGTCCAGGGTGGCCTGTCCGGCAAGGCCACCTCCTGCGAAGTGCCGGGTTGGGCTTGCGAAGCCTGACCCGAAGTTGTGACCTACTGAGTTGAGCGCGTTCAGTCGATCGACGCCGATCGCCTGCGCCGCCCGCGCGTTGATGACGTACTCACCTCGCGACAGCATGGCCGGGATGCTGTCTGAGGTACTGGTACCGACCGCGGCAGATATGTCTCCGCCCGCGGAGAAGCCTAGGAGTGACTTGAGTCCACCGAACACGCCTCCTGAGAGGAAGCCCATGATCGGTGACAGTTCTCCTAGGCTGCTGAGGGTCTGAAACGCTCCCTTGAGGTTCATCATGAAGTCGATGAACATGTTTCCGCTGTCAACGACTGATGTGATGACGTCGTTCATCCTGACGGCCGTATAGGCCATAGAGCGGTAGCCTTCAAGGAGATCTTCGGTTGACGCATCAATGGCGTTGCCCCGGCTGCTCTGTAGGGCCATATTGGTGAGTCCGGGGTCGTTCTCCGGTGTGAGGCCCGCCCCGGTAGCCGCTCCCATGGCGCTGCGAGT